GATTGCCGTTGGTGGTTGCTGTAACTATATTTCCATCAATATAAATCTTGAATAGATTAACGCCTCCGCCACTTGGTTTTGTAACTGCCCAATGATGCCATTGCCCATCGGCTAAATTGCTCCCGCCATTAACAGTAGCATGTACGGTCCTATCCCACAAAACGCCACTCTCTAACACAATCAATCGGCGGCCATAACTTGTTACGCCCGGTCCCCATTGCATCAGCGCAGCGCCAGTAGCACTTGTGTTAGTCGTGCGAAACCAACCCATTGCCGTACATGCGGATGTACCCGTAACGCCTTTATAACTTGTGGCTAATCCATATTGAGAGCTACCATTAAGAGCTAGAACAACGCCATCGTCATGATCTAATGGACATAAAAATCCACCGGATACCTTAGACCCTAACAACGAGAGTAGGTTGGAAGAATCAGAGAATGTGTCGGTAAAGAGATTCATTTCCTGTCCTTGTCTACCCTACCGTGACTGTTTGGTCGGCTGGCTGCTTCCGGTCTATCTTCTTCTTTCCACCTGCTTACTCTGTCAGCTAGGACTCTGGTCTGGGCACTACCTTCCGGCTGCTCTAAGTCCAACAGCCTAAATCCGTCTGACGGATGCAACTTTGAGATGGCGAGTTTGGCAGCTTCAAGGTCATGGACTACGTATGAGGAAGTTTCTCTCTCCGAGAATACATCCAGAACCAACTTACTCTTAGGACGAACAATTATCTCAGAAACAACTATGTCAGTGGGTTTTTCGGAAACGTCGAGTATACGATACCCGTCTCCAACTGAGAGGTTTGCGGCTACCTCAATAATAGCTTCCGCCAGAGTTAGATGCTTTGAGGAGAGATCTTTCTCTCTAGTCTTTTTAGTTATCTCTACAACGAATGGCATGAGAGATCTCTTTAGATGTTGACAAGTGGAACAACCTATGTCAATACAAAAAGAAAGGCGGGATAGATTGATCTATCCCGCCTTATCTATAATCAAGAAGAATTAGACTCCGGCGTAAGCCTTAGCCATACCTTCTTCATTCTTGAGCTCCAGAGTGTATTCTCCGAGCATCATTCCCTTGTCTGCGTCACCAGTTCTTGCGACTGGAACGTAGGCGTAGGAACGTCCGCGTAGTGGGAGAACTTTCACTCTCTGGGACGACAGTACCATCAAGCTGCTCGATGGCATCCATCTGTTCAGCAAGACCTGGAAAGATCCGAAAGTTCCCTCATAGTAGGAAACTCTCTGGCGGTACATGTCTTCAGCATTGGTGACCCTGGTTCGTTGATCATTGAACGAGTCGATGATCTTCTTCCAGGTTGCATCAACCACGATGACATCCAGGTCGGTAGCACCTTGGTCCCAAGCTCCTTGAATGATGTTGTCAAGGATTGCCGGGGTGATGGTACCGGTCGAGGTGGAGTTCGTGGAGATCGAATCCCAAACACCTCTCATTGTCCGATAAGCGGAAGCGGAACCAATGGTGTTTCCGGACATCTTCCCTCGGATGACAGCCTTCTCCAAGTCTCTCAAACTTTCACGGAGTTTCTTCAATTTCTGATAATCCATCTCGTTGGAAACGCCGAGATGGGAGACAGCTTGCACCGTCCCAGAAATGATGATGTCCTTCTTGAAGATCTGAGTGTAATTGGAGAACCGACTTCTTGGTCGTGACGTATCCACCGTCACATCTGCACCTTCTAAAGCTGCTGGGGAGATGATGAACAACTCATCAGCAACCGTCACGGTGGCAGCGATAGTCCCGGAACCCACGAGTTACGGTAATGGTATTAGCAGCGATTGCAGAGATCTGCATATACTCGCCGGTCTGCTTGTTTGTCAGAACATCTCCAACTTGGAAATACGTTCCGACACTGTCTCCTGCAACATGAATCGGAATATTTTGATCCGAGTCATTGATCGTCGCACTTGACACCACGGTGTTGGGAGCAAGCTCATCTTCCAACCATTCGTGGTATACGTTCTCCGCTGGATACTCTGGCTGCGAGAGAATATCAAGCAGTGGAGTCTCGTAAGGAGAGATCATCCCAATAATTTCTGAGACGTCTTCGGCCGTGGTGTTGAAAACACCAGAGTCGTAGATCGCCTTCCCATTGAACACCACGTGTCACCTCATGCTAGTTGGGCTTCCAACTCTTTTACAATCCTAGTCTGTTGCTGATAGGCTACTACGGAGGCACTATCTCTACCACCTCCTGCAGCGGCCGCGGACTTGAGTTTCTCCAATTTCTTCTTTTCGTCATCTAGACGAACAGAAAGCTTCTTTTGAGCAGGAGATCCACCTTTAGATCCGCTCCCTCCTTGAAAGGAAGGTTCTTTGAGAAAATCAGGAAGCTCAGATTTGATTCCCTCAGCAACAGAGCAGGTACCAACACCACCTTTAAGAGTGAAAACGTTCTTCTCTTCATCCTGGTCCCAAGAGATCTGGGGAGAGAAGATTCTTACCGCGTAATCGAGCAAATCCGATTTGCAACCGGAGTCTGATAGAGCTGAGTGGATTTCACCCTCTTGCTCTACCGCACGACGACGCTCCTCTGCTTGCTGCCGAGCCACTCTCTCGGTATCAAGATCTTGTCGTAAGGATTCCAGTTCTCCTTTGTGAGTCTTCTGGAGAATGGAAATCCGCCCTTCCACGTCTGATGGATCCACCGTGTGTGATTCCTTCAAGCGTGCTAGCTCAGCTTCTAGGTCAGTTAACTTTGAAGCAGAGACTTGTGCGGTTGCGAGATCGCTCTTTAACTTGTCGTTCTCTTTCTTCGTAGAAGCGATCCGCCCTTGGATCATTTGCTCAACCTGCTCTTTGGTATAAGAGGCTTCTCCACCGCCGCCGCCCTCGTCACCTTCTGGAGGTGTGTCAAACTTGGCTGATGGAGACTGTAGGCAAACTAATGACCACGATGCTCTTTTCTTACGACGTCTCATTCCTTAGTACCTTTCTCGGAATTACCTCCGGTGGGTTGGTCTTTTTCTCGGTTGTCCTGCACGTCAGACCCAGTTAGTGCAGCCGGAACTGTTTGAAAGTTTAACATGTCTGTCATCTTCGCCGGGGAACTTTCAATCTCCTTGGCAATCTTCTCTCTAACTTCTTGAGACTTCTTGGAGAACAACTTGGCCGCGATGCCTTTCTCCAATTCCTTAATAGCGGTCTCGCTCGTTAATGTACTACGAGCTTCCACTAAGATCTCTAATTCGAACTTGAAGTCGTCTACTCCAAACTCTCTTGGATAGGATATGTTCCCATCCCACTCTTCTCCAAGCAACGTTGCTATAAGCCGGAAGATCTCTGTCTCACCTTGCTCTAAGCTCTGTGCCTTTCTGGAGAGAGATTGATTTGTTTCATTGAACTCAAACGCATACGCGATTCCTGACGTTGCTTCTCTAATACCTAATACTCCAGATTTCCCTCCCAATTTAGCGAGACGATAAATTTCGTCTCTCCCACGCTCGATCCATCCTGAGATCATTTCCAATGGTGAGGTACCGGGGGTTAGGTATTGAGGAGCGTTTGTTCCAGGTTGATACTCTAATACGTTATGATGTGATAGTGTGATTGGAGCGTCATTCCCATCTCGCTCTACTACGAGGACGTTTAAACAACGCTCGTAGATCTCTTCGTCACCAAGAGAACACCAGTTTAATATAGCTATGTTGATATCGGAGATGTCTCGAACTGACGATAGTCCCATCCACTGGTGGGAGACACTCTTCTCATTCCTTACTACGATCAGAGGTACTTTGTCAAACGGGTTTTTACCTTTGGCTACCAGCTTAGCCTCTTTCTCGTCTAAAAGGTTCCACCTCTGCCATTCGTCCTTTGTCCAGATAACGAAAGATCTAAGATCCTCAGGATAGGCGGAATGCCAATCCCTACTGTCCTGTGGTTGAATCTCGAGCTTAACCCAGATGAATGCTCCGTGATCGTCTAGTGCCCAGTCCTTTATCTGGAGGGCGTTTATCAGTGTTAGGTATGGACGAATCCCACTGGCCTTACGCTCTGCCTCACTGCCTACTGGGTCGTCCGTGCGTGGGAGGTCTACTAGAACTCCACAGTGTCCCTGGATTTGTGCGAAGGTTGCAATGATCTGCATGAACACTTCAAACTTATCGCCGGAGAGATTTGCGTCCTCTAGAAGGTTGTCAAGATCTGGATTACTGGATAGTCCTCCAAAGTCTCTATTAACCGGAGTGTGGAATAGGTAAGATACGAAGAGGTCTATTACGGACGCCACGTAGTTGTAGTAATAACCTCTCTCTACCCTCTTATTAAAGATGTCGTTTGATTCTCTGCTGTGATGGAATATGTACGAGTAGATGTTGTGAGCTTCGTAAGTGTTGACATACTTCTCCCACTTGGTAACGTTCTCTATGTAGTCTGGATGACAGTGGAGTAGCGCCTGAGGATTATCCATATTTTCTGTAGATATGGATTCCGCATACTCTGGATCTCCTCCCATATCCATATCTAATGAGGCGTTACTTCCAACAGCCCCTGTTCTGGAGACGTCTTCTAGGTCACCTGAAAAGTTTGAAGGTATGGACGACATCGTTTCTCCAGAAAAGAAACCAGAGACTCATGGTTTTCCATGAGTCTCTGGTATGTTAATTAGTTCCGCAACTACTTGATCTATTTGGGCTTCCAGTCTTTGATAAAATCGGCAAGCCACTTCGAGGCAAACTTCATCAAGAAAGACACAAGGATCGGATTGAGGCTGAGATCCCGCGGGGCCGACACTCCGTCTGAAGAGAAGCCTTCCGAAGCCTCTTCGTGTGGGCAAGCTTCGGTAATGCACTCATCAGTGCAAGCGTCAATATGGACTAGTGCTTCCTGCGCTGCTGCAAGATCGAAATCTGGCATTCCTCCCAACGAGTGGCCTTCCGGATCTCCGAGAGTTGTCTTCATAGCAAAACCTTGGACATTCCAAACGCACAGTCCAAACTTTGCCTTCTCCTCGGAAACTTTTCTTTGACTGATTAGAACAGCCAAATCCCTCGCACACTCAAGCGGGAAGGTCGATGGGTAATCGGTGTGCATGACAGCACCTTTCTAAAAGGACATAACTCTACCTACACCCTGAAGGGCCGCAGGATCCGCGACGATTGCGTCTCCCGCTAAATAAACCTGAGTTGTTGTTGTTTGAGTAATTCGAATACTGTGGGTTGTTTGAGTAGGTTGGGTAATACTCCTGGTAAACTACTCTGTGTTGATTTGCTGGCTGAGTCACCTTGACTTTCGGAGCCGGTGGGTATGTTGGAGGAAAGGCTTTCTTAGTAAACTTCAGGTCTAGTGGTGGAGTTTGGCAGTTGCAAAAGTTCTTATCTGTGACTGTCGAGGAGAGCTTTTCATGACCCTTCTCTAGTTCATCAATTCTGGTTGCTTGCGCTTCCACCAAAACTGTCAAGTGCTTGATCTCTGCTATAGCACCAAGGAGATCTGCGTTGGATGGCTCACTAGAAGAAGCTGATTCTTCAATCTTTGCTTCTTCCACTTTAACTTCTGGGACTTCAGTGGTTTCCTCTACCTTGGATATCGCTGAGTTGATGTCCTGTGCTTTAAGCTCAGTAGTAGGAGGTTGTCCGAAAGACGCCAGAAGGAGTCCACCAACTAGGATACCGCTTACGGTAGCTGCGGATTGGATAACTCTCATAATAACTCCTTAGATTGTAAGAACAGAGGATACGAACACTTATGAGGCCAGAGTGGTAAGCGGTGCAACCGCATCATCTGGATTTGCTTTGTTTTCTGCAAGTACCGCGAATCCATCGTCTCCATAGCCAGGACCCCAACTGTTTCTGATGCGGGCTCCATAGCCTGAGCCAGTTACTACCGGATCCACCGCGTAAACTTCGTGTCCCCACCAATTGTATCCGACAGCCACCGGAATTCTATGGAATAGACAGGTCATTAGGTTCTCGAAGTTTGGCTTGATGTCATACCACTCGAAAACCTTATGGAGTTTGGCGGCTTCCCAAGCCATAGAGGTGTCATGCTCTTTTCGGATGGAGTTAATTGGCCAGAGACTAGCTGGAACAACTCCATCAGAAACCATATACTCTAATCCCTCTGTCCCCCACCCTCCGACGTTCCGGAAGTTTTTAATCCTAGCTCCGACGGACGTAGGAGAAAGTTCCACGTATGGCATTCCGTCTCTACATCTGATCGCTTCTAGTGCACCAACTGGACCAAATATCCAGCAATAGTTTGTTCCGTTCTGGTCCTTTACTTTGAGCTGTCTCATCCGCATGATGTCAGAGAGTCTTGTCTTCAGCTCTTCCATCTCTTGGATTCTAGCTGTCCACTCAGACCGTGGAATCACCGGGAGATCGAACTGTTTCGAATAACCAAACCCGCAGAGTGGGGTTTTGTTGTAGTCTCTCTCCAACTTCCCACAAGAAAACTCTTCCGTTCCAACTTTAACCTTGCCCTCCCTATTAGGAAGCCAAAGTTTGTAGTTGCTATCATCGATCACAAACTCTTCTTTGTACAACTTAGAAGAAAACATACTAACCTCTTAATTGAGTTTGTACTTCTCTATGACTTGGATAAACTCGTCCTCAGTGTATTTCTCTGGGAGTGGTTTGACCACTCCGTTCTTGCCATTGCTGATCGCGTACCATGGCATAGTTGGTTGCTCTAACTTAGCTCCAACTTTGATCCACTCTGGTGCGGTATCTAGTGGAGATTGAGGATCAAGAACTCTGTAGTTGTCTTCACCTATCAGTTCTTTCCAACGAGTGCCGTTGATAACGTTCTCTTGATCTCTAGTCAATTTGTCTGTTGTCTGAGCCTCAGTCATTATGATAAGACGTCTGACCTCTGTGGGGAACGGAGCAGAGTCAACTGTACCTCCGTCAGATCCTGGACCGAAGTTTAAGATTGCCCAGCCAACAAGAGCTATCCAGGGAGCAATCTTAAGAGTCTTTTTCAGGAGTTGCATCGGATTGAGGTTTATCGTCACGATCAACTTCTCCAATATGATTTAGGTGTGGGAGAACCTTGTCCAAAGCTACAACTGCATCTTCGCAACCATATTCTCTGAATAAGTCTCTTAGGAGATAATAGGACGACACCGCGGAGATGCGTTGCTCCTGTACACTGGAAGACGCTACCGTTTCAGGAGATGGCTTGATACTCTGACGTGCCATCTTTACCAGAGAGGCAAAGAGTGGTCCGAGTGATCCGGAGTTGGAAACCACCAGGACAATAACAATTCCAACAAGCCAGATCCATTTGCTTCCCTGCATACTCGAGGTTATCCATTGAAGCAGGTCCATAATAAGTCCTCTAAATTCCGGGTAGGTGATAGGATCGGTACTTCGAAGTTACCGCTGATCTGTCTGAGAATAGTGCGTAGCGGGTAGCATCCATAGCGTGATCGTTTTTCTTATCTGGGTTACCACTTCTGTCTACTTCCCCGTTTGGCTTAACCGGCCAAGAATACTTTCCGAATTCTCCGATAGTGTAAGAGCAGGTATGCCAAATATACAGCATAGGCTCTTCCGAAGGAGGGTATCCGGCTAGCAATTCAGATACATAATCAATACCAGGAAGAACATCCTTTTTAGCACTCTTTGTTCTAACTCCTTTATTTTGGAGTTCCAGTCTATCCTGAGCGTCCCAGTCCGCATAGATGAAGTCTCCGTAAGCATAGTAGGGACTTCCCTTGATGGACTCAGCATGATCTCTTAAGAGTCTTTGCTCTGCTACGTACTCATGGAAAAGGATCCAAGCACCGTTTGGCATCTGGGCTAGTTTGACGTAAACGAATGGATGTCCAGGAGCGGCGCCAAAGTCTAACCCGCAGACTCTATGCCAGAACTTCTGTATTTGAGGGATGCCGGTCATCTTGTACAGCTTGTCCGGAGTCATTATATGACGTTGAGGACTGAAGTTGTGATAGACAAACTTCTCGCGTTTAGGTCGCAGGTTCTCCCACTCCGTTTCAAAAGAGTCTCTGTCTATGATTCTAACTTTGTCTATGAAGTCGTCGATAGCATAGAACCCATCACAATGATGGGCTCTTCCTCCACAAAAGATGTAGATGGGACAATCACCATGAGCTTTATCTTGTCTGCATCTTCTGGGACACTTACTCACTGCTTCCCAAATATCCCACTCGTAGACACCGATTCCCTTCTCTACTGCGGTGGTTAGTAACTTCTGCATAGTACCATCAGAGAGTTGTCTGGTACTGGTAAAGGTGTTCTGTCCTCTGATGACTCCTTCTGACCTAGCCATGGAAAGAGCTGTTTGAAAAGTTGACCAAGCGAGAAGATCTATTTCGTCTACCCTAGATTTATGTGGGTGCGGAGATCTTAACCCTTTTTCTGATCCGGTGATGATCTCTTGTTTAGCACCATTTCTAAACTCGGTGATGCTCTGGAGGTCCTTTCCGACAAAGTCTTTACCTGTCTTCTCTTTGAAACGCTCTCTCAGACTTATGAACCACTTGGTGTCGTTAAAGGCTCTGAAGTACCGATAACATTTATTAGCCTGATCTAGTGTGGCTCCAGCTGATGCTATTTCACAACCCGGCTTGAACAGCATATCAAGATGGTTGAGAATAGCAACCATCATCGTTTTTCCACCGTTGCGATTTGCAAACCCGAGAGCATTCTTTACACGTTCAAAGAATAGATCAGAACACATAGCAAATGAGCTTGAGTGTCCTGGGGTAATCACCTTACTTGGGAGAGTAACGCCATACGCGTTAGTGATGAATTCGGAGAGTTGAAGATTCTCTTCTGCTATCCTAGCTGGGTTGTCCGGTTTGAGATGAGCTACGTTATACCCGATTGGGTGGATTAGGTTCCCAAAATCATCTAACTCCAAGTAGTGGTTGACTATTCTCAAGCTGAGATCTTCAACCATCCCGTTGTACTTTTCTACTGAAATCGTCATTTAGGAATAGCTTCCATGAAGTCTTGTTCATGCTCTAGTAGGGACTGGAGAGCTTTCAGCTGTTCCGGAGTGGTGTTCTTTAACTGATCTTTCATCTTTCTAAGCTCTTCGAGTGTTGGAGGACGTTTAGCATCCGAATCCTCTTCCTCGACCTGTTTCTCAGTCTTGGCCCTTCCGTCCTCTCCAACCAAACCAGCTCTAACTTTTAACTGATCAATTTGGTGCATAATCTCGCAGAGTGATCGAACACCTGATTCGAAGTTTACAACCTTCTTCGCGTTGGCTACTAGCTCTCCGAAGTTAATTATCTGACCGTCGGCGCCTTGGAATTGTTCAAACTCTAGGGCCACTCCGGTTAACTGGTAGAATGCTATTCGATAGAGGCTTTCGAACTGACTGATTCTTTCGAGGTCGCTTGTTAGGAGTTGCATCACGATCTCTCTTCTAGATCGAGTGTTTACTCCAGTGCCATCCTTAAGTGCCGAGCGCATAGCCACGCTTTGAGAGAGAGGGTCTAAGATGCCGTCCTCTGTCAGTTGCATCTTAACCGAGGCAACCCGTATCTTTGAGTCTCTCAGATCCTCCCATCCATGCCAAGGACAACCTACAGGACACTCGAAGTCTGTTTGAGCCCATTTATATACGGTAGGTGCAGTTACGTTGACAGCTTTGTATGCCGCTGACCAAGTACCGTGCTTGAACCAAGCTTCGAAAGCTATCTGGTGTTCTTCAGCACCATAGATGAAATTTCCACTCATGATTGATCCTCCAATGTATCAATACTGGAAGATCGCCAAATTTTATCGAACTGTGGAAAGATCATGTTTTCCGAATTGGGAGATAGGCTTGGTTACAGCGTCTTTAGCCCACTCTGGTGCTAAGAATAAAGTGTAGATGTCGATAAGGTTAGCCGAGTAGCAGATGTGGAAGTCAAACCAACAACCAAACACGTGAGATACCGCCGAGATAGAGCAACCAAACGGCTCTTCTAAACATTTAACCAGATAATCTTGAAACAGGTTGTGTAAAGATTCGGGAGTGTAGATGTCTTTGTCTAACTCTACCGAGATTACGCACTCCGTCTTATGTGCCGACTTTGGTGGTGTTGGTGATTGAAAGGATGCTTGTTGTTCGGCCATGTTCCAGCGTTTCTCCGCGAGGGATAGATACTTAGTTAAACCAGTGTCAGTGTAAGAGTCGATCGCGTAAGCAAATCCTTGTTTCTTGCTGTCTGACTTTCTTCTGTCTATATCGGCTAAAGCTCTTAGCACTAGAAGAACAGAGTCTTTACGGAAGTTTGGGATACCCTCACCTTTTGAGACAAGGATAAGTAAATCAACAGAATCTTCTCGCCAATCGCTCATGGTAAGTTATATCAAAGTGTTGGGGTAACGGAACTTTAGATCTGCCCTAATCCACTTCTCCCAGGACAGTAGGTAACTATTCGAATAAGTTGAATCTAGAATCTTTCTAACCTGCTCAAAGGTTGTTTTCTCATCTGGCAAGCAGTACACTCTTTCCGTAAAAATCACTCTGGCTATACGTTGTTGCTCTTGATCTAGGGATTCGTACGACAAAAGAGTTTCTTCTCTGAGATCCTTCAGGAACACCCTTGTTTCCAAGGACTCTCTGTAAGCAGCTTGTCTTGTCTCTGGTATGGATTTGTGTCTCCACTGTTTAGTCCACTGGGAGATTAGATGCCTTCGGAGAGCTACTCTCCAATAGGTAAAGAACACCGGAGATTTGCACGGATCATAATAGTTGCAAGCCCAGAACAGTTTGAAGAACGCTTCTTGTAACATGTCTTTCGATAAGTCTAGTGGGAGTCCAGAGTCCTTGATCAATTTCCGTATAACACTTCTAGTTGTTGGAAGTAAGAGATTATGAATTTGTTCAAGTACTTCCGGTTCTCTCTTCTCGCAGTGAAGCAAGACAAGTCTCACTATCTCCGGGTTTAGTGCAACGGCTTGATCGTATAAACTTTCCATGGATAGGTATATCTCAGAACTCCATGGGGTATAGATAGGATATACATCGTCCCCGTAGGGGACGGTGCGATATACACCCTATCTACCCCGAGATTAGTTAATTTAGGAGCTGGCTTAAAATGATCCAAGATATAACTAAATGTCAAGTAAGTAAAAGGAGAGAACAGTGCGAGTTTACCTAAGCGGTCCGATCAAAAATGTTTCAAAAGAGAGCGCGTCTTCTTGGAGGAAACACGTCAGAGATAGACTAGCGGAGTATGGAATAGGCTGCTTTGATCCAGTTGAAAACCAACCTGAAGAAGTCGTATCAATCATAGCACACGACTTAGACGCGATCTCTAACTGTCAAGCAGTTTTGGCTTACGCTCCTCAGAACGTCTGCCATGTGGGTACCGATATGGAGATCTATGCAGCCTATCATCACCTGAAAAAGTACGTAGTTGTATACAGTGGAGATACAGGAAACTTGGAGTCATCCAGGTGGATCTTAGAAAGTTGCAACGTCATTTGTAGTAACTTAGAGGACGCGATAGACAATATTATCGCCCTTCACCTAAGGAACTTGGACTAAGCAACTCTATAGAAAGGGATACCATGAAGTACTGGTTTGTTCAGATCGTTTCTCTGGGAGTGGTTTACCTGATCCCAGTTCGTACGATCCAAGCGTTGGCTTTGAGGGCTGAGGGTGTTGTTGCCTACTGCTTAACGGAGTTAGAGGCAAAATCTCTGGAAGGGGATCTTCAGTGCAAAGTGTGATTCAGAGTCTACCAACGGAACATATCGAGTTTGCGGTAGCGAAGTTAGCTGACGCGATCATTAACGACTTTATGCCAGAGCCCATCACATTGGTTCCTGTCCTTCCAAACGCAATGATCTTCGCCGCAGACTTAGCGAGGAGAATAACCCTACCCTGTAGAATCTATCCAGTTATGGTTTCTCAATCACACTTTGGTGTAGATGTTCAGTTGTGCGAGAAAGCTTCCTCTTATCCAAAGAAGGTGATTCTACTAACAACGGTTCTTCGTTCCGGAATAGTGCTTGACGCGGTAGCTGAGCATTTGGTTAAAACTACCGTTGTTCAAAGCACAACAATCTGCACCCTACTACACACCTCTACTCTCGGGAAGAGAGAGTTGTTCGTCAAATACATTGGAAAGATGGTTCCTGATAAAAATTATGTAGGTTACGGACTTTCGTCCAATGATGGGCGCTACGCCAATCTTCCATACATTACGGAGTTGCAACATGCTACCAAGTGAATACGTTTCCAAAGCGATCAGAACGGAATCAGTTCTTACAACAGCTACGTTCGCTGATAGATCTCCAGATATCATTAGAAGACTTCTCCACTCTGGATTTGGTCTGTGCACTGAAACTGGAGAGTTCAATGACGCTCTCAAGAGACACTTCTTTTACGGAAAGCCACTCGACGAAGTGAACCTCGCAGAGGAGATAGGAGACATTCTCTGGTATGCAGCTATCGCCTGCGACGCTCTTGGCATCTCTATGGAAGGTGTGATGGAGAAGAATATCGCCAAACTGAAAGCCAGGTTCCCAGAAAAGTTTGATCAGGAAGAGGCTATCAACCGAGATCTTAACAAAGAGCGAGAAGCTCTGGAGGGTGACAGTGGGTTGGTTAAATCTGAAACGTCGGGAGGGGGAGAAGATCAAGGTTGATACTCCTATCGGAGATCTTTGGATCTCTATAGATAGGGTTCGTGGAAAGACTGTCAATGTTGGACTCCACGGAAATCCGGAAGCGTTCTCTTACATAAGGGGTGAAGATGTCAGTGAAGGAAACGGCCCTGCCGTGGTGTCTAGGGATGGTAGTTGAGAGAGGTGAGCAGCCCTGGTACTGTCCGAAGTGTGAGGCTCTGGAAATACTGGATGTTCCTGAGGATGTTGAGCCACACTACGCTCCAGAGATCATGGCACTTGTAGGAATGGCTCATAGAAAGTGCTGTCCAGACTGCAAGACTAAGACGTTGTTTGTCCTCTCGCCTGGCTCCGGTTATAACCTTCAGATAGGTTTGTTAAAGGGTTACGTCAGACAGTGTTTTCTACTGGATAACCTTCATCGTGTTTGGAGGACTTTGGTGGTTCTAAGTGTACTG